GCGAGCATCTCGTTGACTGCATCCAGCTCAGCGGCAGACCCAAAGTAAGCATCTTGCATGTTCATATTGTAAGCTCCTAACGAAAAAACCCCTCAGAGACCGTGAGTGGTCCCCAAGGGGTTTGGCTTATTAGTTAGTCACGACCAGCTTAAAGGTCTTCCGTTCAGACCCCTCAAAGCTGACAGTCACCAGAGTTTCGCCTACAGCGATTCCTTTGAAGTACAGCGTGTTGGTCCGGCGAGTGTGGCTGGCAACCCCTGAAGTACCATAGGTTACCTCAAGGCTTGACCAGTCCGTCACTCCTTCCAGCCCATCAAGTGTCACCTTAAGTGAATCACCAGCAATAGCCACAGTCTGTACCTCGTACTCAGGTGGAGTTACCACCCGAGCACTAAAGGTATTTACGCTTAGGCCGCCGTGAAAACCAGCGCACCAGCAGACTCCGGACGCAGGGCACCGTGACCCATCGCGTACTTAGCGATAATCTGGTCAGCCTGATACTCAGCTCGGCGAGCACGCTCCAGAGCCAGATCTTTCAGCTTGACGGTACCAACAGCGGAACGGTGCTGGAACAGGCCCACAACGTTCTCTTTGTTGACTTTACCACCAGTTGCCGGGAAGGCGTGCTTCTGGTTGGTCGCTTCTGCGCCTTCGTCCGGGCGGTCATCACCAGCACCACCAGCGGTCAGGTGCGGAACCTCGACGACTTCGAAGCCCATCACGTTGCGGATAGAGCCACGCTCAGGGTCAATCAGAGCCGCATAGTTCGCAGCGTTAGGCATCAGAGCCGCCAGAATCGCAGAGTACACGTCCGGGGTGGTGTAGAACGTACGGTCGTTAGCCGGAACGTAGTTCTTGGTCAGAGCCGCACGAGCAATGGTCAGCTGAGCGATAACTGCTTGGCCCAGTTTGACCGGGTCAGTCAGGTCAGCCTTCAGACCAACTTCCAGCAGGGACGGTTTGCCCAGACCAGCGATGTTCTCGTTGACGGAATCAGCGAGGTTAACCAGACCAGCCAGCTCGGCCAGTACCGCACCGTCAGCAGCCATCGCCAGAGATTCACCAATCTGAGAGGTGTACTCAGAGCGAACGTCATAGTGGTTCATCGCGTCTTCGATGTCGTAAATCAGCACGTCAGCAGTCAGCAGGCCATCAATGTTAATGGTCTTCTCGGTGTGCTTGATGTCTTTACGTTTGTCATCCAGAGACTCGCCCGGTTGCAGGTAAGCAGCCTTGGTGCGGCCAATCACAGGGAACTGTGCGGACTTACCGGAGCTGATTTGACGCTGCATGTGACGGTTAGAGGTCACGGAGGTACGAGCGAATGCGGTAAGGACTTCACCGCCGAATACTTTCAGGAATAGCGCCAGCTTGTCTGCTGCGGATTGACCTTTACCTTGGTTAGTACCGAGCTGCTGTCCACCTTGCATGTTAGCCATGTTGAATCTCCTTATGTTGTTTATACGAAATGTTTTGAGGTACTACTTGAAACGAGGTGATACTCATTGTGTAACTCTAAGGGAGGTGCCTTCGCTCCTTGTCGGATTGTGCGTTCTCCCTATAGTGTGCCCTAATTCATTAGAACGTTGAGTCGATTACCTTTTGCTCTACTTCACGACGATACTTAGAGTCGGTGCGGTAGCGCGGGTCTGACATCGCTTTAATCATCTCAGCTTGAGACTCGAAGCCTACAGCCTTGCGTGGAGCAGGTTTCGCTGGGGTCGCACGCTTGGCAATAGAGCGCTCGGCTTTCTTACCAAAGGTTTTATCACGAGACTGTCCCGCTAGGTTCAGAATCGTCTTCATGGTGGCTACATCACGAGACTCAAAGGCCTTGATGAGCGCCTCGGCACCCTCAGGGTTATTGGTCTGCATGTGGGTATAGACCTGTTGGAAGCGCTCACGGCCACCCACAAAGTCCATCACCTTATCTACGTACTGGTTGACCAGAGCTTCTTGACCACGGATGTACGCATCGACGAACGCCTTACTATAGCCAGCCTCAGCCAACTCTCGGTAAGACTCATCGGACAAGCGGTCTTCGTTCTGGTACTCCTGCTGAATACGGGTCACAGCATCCTGTGAGAGACCGCGTTCGATTGCAGTAGCAACCATGTCGTTAAAGCCAGCTTCGTGTTCTTCCAGCTGTTGGGAGGCTTCGTTGATGTCAGCCGGAGTTTCACCAATCGGTTTGAACTCTTCAGGTTCACCATCGTCCCCGGTTACTTCCTCCGACTGACTCGCATCGTCGCCCTGCTGTTCTCCTTCACCCTGACCCTCTTCGCCATCCTGTTCGTCTGAACCGTCAGCGGAGATACGGACCTGCATACGGCCCTCTTCAGGTTCACCGAACGGGTCCACATCGGAGCCATACGGGTCATCACTGTTGGTGTTCAGCTCGATTGCATCATCGCCATCACGGGCAGCAACATCAAGAGCCAACATGTTTTCTTGGTGCTCCTCAGGTGTGCTACCAGTCAGTACAGCACTGTTAACACCGAAGGATGCGTATACGTCTGCGTTAGATTCGCCAGCCATTTCAATCTCCTTAAAGTTAAGACTAAGAGGGAAACCAATCGGTCTCCCTATAGTGTGCCCTAATTACATGCCCGGTTGCATACCGACTGAATCAGCAGCTGCGGCCATCGCCTCAGGACTTGAAGTAGCCTGTGCGGCCATCCCCTGACCCAGCGCTGCGGCCCCTTGCTGAGTAGCAATCTGAGCACCCTGCTGTGCCATAAGGGCGTTCTTCTGCTCCTGAGTGAGAAGCATACCAGCGGTGTCGAGTCCGATAGCGTTAGCGATGCGTAACTTGAGGTTAGCCAAGTTGAGGTCATCATCACCTTCGAGGGCCTTAAGGGCTGACCATGCAGCAATACACCGCTCTAGCTTGTCAAGGTCCTGACCGCGTCCGATAGCCTCAAGGCCAGTGCTGATAGTTGGCTCGACGGCCTCTTTAGGTAACTCCGGGATTTGCTGCGTGGCTTGTAGTTGCTTCAAGAGCACTCTTACCAGAGGCAGCTGGAGTTCCTGCGAGAGAATCGAGTAGACACCGCCTAGGGTATCTTCCAGCTCTGACGCCACGTACCGAATCTCTTCGGCTGTGACTCGCTCGCCTGTACGTTGTACCGCACTGTTGAGCATAAAGGCATACGAGAGGCGAGCCTCAATGGTATCGCTTACGTTCTTCGCTACGGTAAAGTCACCGGACTTCTCCAGCTGGAGGAACTCAATGTCCTGCTTACGGCCCGGTACGAACGCACCAGACTGTGCTGCCGTGAGTCGGCGGACCTGAGTGATACCTGCCGGGTCTACCAGACCGATGACCTTGGCGGTAATCATCGCCATCTTAACGATGGACTCTTGGAGGTTCTCTAGGGACTTGAGGTCACCCAGATACTCTTCCACGTAGGAACGACCGTAGGATTCACCGTCGATGCGTACCATGCGGACCGGAATGTACGGACACTCTTCGAGTGGGTACTCAGCTTCACTGCCCGGAACTACCTCTTCGGCAACCTCTTCGTACTTCGAGTAGCCATCCCCGGCTTCGTTCAGGTACACGTGGGTGTAGACGTCAATCTCAGCGTCTTCCTTCTGCTCACCTTGGGCTGCTTCCACTTGGCTGCGGACATCCTCAGGGAGAGCGTTAAACGCAATCTTGTCGAGAGTGACAATCTGAAGTACGTTACCGAAAGCGTCTCGCTGGACCACATACGAGTTCAGGCGATAGAGCTTCATCGGGGTATAACCCTCAGGCTCCGGTAAGTACAGCAATGCGTTCCCGGCCACACACAGTTGCTTCAGGCACTCAAAGAGAGTCACTCGGTAACTGTTGGACTCGATGTAGTTCATGATGATGCGCTCCACCATTGAGAGGCCCTCATCGACCTTAGCGAGACCCTCGGCGTCACCCAGAAGGTTCTTCGCTTCGTATTCACTAATGGTCAACTTCATCCATGACTGCATCGGGAACAGGGCCAGCATCAACTTGGACGCTAGGTTGTTCAGGCCGCGAGCACCTACGGATTGCCACGGAGTCGTGTAATCGGTTGATGCGTTATCGGAGTCCTTAGGGAACAGCGAGGGAATAGTGTACTGCGCACAGGACTCTGCTCGTGTCTCATAAGGTTGTCGGTCGTTCTTCAGACGGTCATACACCGCCTTGGCTCCCTCCTCTGCGAAGCCTTCGAGTTTAACTTCTGCCACGGGTCACCTCCTTACAGGTTAATCCCACCGCCTGAGCTGCGGGAAACTGAGAGGGACTTCTTACCTGAGGCACGAGTTTTCTTCTTGCCGGACTCAGTGTCTGCCGAAGACTCGACGTCCTCCACAACCTCTTTCGGTGCTTCCTGAGGTGCGGCCACAGGTGTCTCAGCGGCTGTCTGCACGTTAGGTGCATCTGCTGCTAGACCAACGGCCTTGAGTGGTGCCTTGACTACCTTGGAGATAGCCTTCTTGATTTTCTTGAACAGTCCCATGCTAGCCTCCTAAAGCTGACTTACGGATTTTACTGACTGACCCTGTAGGCTCGGTCGTCTTGGCCACCTTAAGTGACTTACGCCCTGACACCTCAGGAGTGGTGCTGTTTGAGTCTTCGTCACCACCATACTGGATACCCTTAGGTTCCTCCGTCAGTGGCGCTGGCTCAGGGACAGTCGTTGTGTCGACCTTAGGTGCTTTCATCTTAGGTGAGAAACACATAATCAATCTCCTTCTTTGAGTGCACGCTGACGGCCCTCCATCTCGTCAAGGACACGAGAAGCCATGTAGTGACCATACAGTACCCCGGAGATGAACTCCTCGCTGTGGCCAGCCTCACGCAGCTTACGGACCTCTGACTGATACAGGAAGTCAGCATTGAAGCGAGACTGTAGGTACTCCTTGACAGCTCGCGGTACGTCAGGAAGGTCATTAGGATTGTTAAGGATGTGCTCTATAGGTTTTAACATTTGAGTCTCCTCTCTCTAAGTAATCTTTAAGTAATAATCATAATGGGCACTTCCCTATAGTGGGTCCTAATTGTGCCCATGAGTTTATCACTCTGCTTTGTGCTCGACTATCTGCTTGATAATCAAGGCCAACATCCAGAGACCACGAGCGACTAAGCCCATGGTCAGGACGATGAGAATCAGCTGCCCGGTTGCCATAGAGTAATCTCCCCAGTCTCGATGTTGTACTCATCAGAACGGAGGATGCGAGCCATCTGGCCCTGCTTGATTACTTCCGCTTCGGTCATCCCTGCTTTGGCACCAATGGACTTAATGCAGTCCCAGAGCGTCTCTCCCGGCTCAGGAGCGCGTTTCACCCACTTGGTTACCTCTTGGCCCTTGTTCTTGCCGGACTTCAGCACGGACGTTACAGGCTCCACAATGAAGGGTTCCTTGAGGAAGTCCTCAGCGGTATCGCCCCATCCGGGGATGCCACCGTAACCATCGGTGATATCTCCCTTGATAGTCTGGAAGAGATGCCAGTAGTCGGCTGTCTCCTGAGTCTGCACGAGGATGTTACCAGTCGTACACCACAGGAAGTCACAGTCCGGGATGGTCTTAAAGTCCTTGTCACAGGAGACCAGTACAGCCTTCTCGTAGTTGTACACGAGAGGGTTAGACCCGATGATTCCCATCACGTCATCGCCTTCTAGCTGAGGCTCAAGGACGCACGTGTAGGTCTCGAAGACGCAATCAAGGAACTCGAAGTAACCCACAGGTTTCTTGACGACTGCTCGGTTCTCTTTGTACGTTGGGTCCACCAGCAGCTTACGCCAGTTGACACGGTCGGTGAACGCTAGGACAACGTCAGCATTCTTCCATGCCTTCTTGCGGCCCTTGTAGGACTCGATGGAGTTCTCCAGAATCTCGCGGGCCTTAGCGTGGTCACAGCAACGGTGCCAAATCTCCTCCTCCCACGAGGCATCGAACTCGGCGGCGCTCATCGCTTGGAATACCAGCCAGTCACCATCCATCACAAGGACACCCTTGGCAATCTTCTGGGCTGCCCGGTAGTCACTGAAGGATAACAATGTGTGCTTACTCACAGGCAACCTCCATGGGTCTTAAGGAATTTCACTCCGGCACTGGTAATTTCCCAAGCGCCACCATTACGACCACTCATGGTCAGGCACGAAATGTGACCACGGCTCGCAGCCTCAGCGACTAACGCAGCGTTGTTGCGCACGTAGTTCGACTGGAAGGACTTAGGGCAGCCCTTGAGGGCCGCCAGAACTTTGAGGTACTCACTCATTGCTTGAACCCCACTCGGAAGTTACCACACGACACCTGAGGCTCTCGCAGCTCATCCTTCAGTCGGCCAACAATGGCAGACTTCATGGATAACTCGATGGACGCTTCGATGCCCTCGGTGGCAGCAACACGTGCAAGTTCCAGCTCAATGCCGGATACCTTCTCCCCGTTAGCAATCTTACGGGACACGCTCAGCATACGCTTGGTGTACCCTTCCACATCCTCACTCGAAGCCACGAACTTCATGTCGAAACTTACGATACAACGCTTGGTAATAGCCATGATAAATCTCCTGTATTATTAGTGACATACGGCCCAGTTCGGACCCATCTTACCTTCTGTATCCAGACGGCAACGGAACTTAAAGTGGTCCCCAACGTTACGCATAGCTTGTTGCGCAATGTCAATCACCTGCTGTGCAATCTCTGGGGTCCGGCAGGCCACTTGTATTTCATCGTGAACCCACGCCATGTAGGCGAAGTCGCCATCCCATCCGTGCTTCAAACCAGCCTTGAGAAGCAACTCTTCAGTCTCGACAATCCACAGCTTACAAATGAGCGCACCCGCTGACTGAAGCAACGTGTTGAGCGCGGCATGTGGTGACCGTACGTGTACCTTTCTTCCATCCAGTCCCTTAATCCAGCGTCGTTTCCATTTGACCTTCTGCTCTCCTGCGACCCATCGGGATGACTCGACGAGGGTCTGCTGGATTCCTTCACGCAACGCTGCGATTGCTGGGGTGTTCTCAAGGAATTTCTTCTTGAGTTCCTTTCCGCGTTCCTTACCTGCTCCCACAATCTGTCCAATCTTTTCGTCTCCTGCTCCGTAAAGGAACCCGTAGATAAAGGTCTTGGCGTTGTCTCGCGTTGGTAACTCTGCGGCCTGCTGGTTTACCGTGTGGATGTCCCCGTTAAGAATAACGTCTGCATAAGCTCCCCCGTCGTACTTGGACATGAAGTGGGCGAGACACCGCAACTCCAGACCACTGGCGTCGATACCAGCTTGTACCCAAGGTAGACCAGTGAGGCCGTCAAGGTGATGCTCAGCACCAAAAGCAGCCCTGCAAGGCTCGCCGTAAGGACTTCGAACACCCGGCACTTGTCCGAGGTTCGGGAAGCTGTGAGTCGCTCGGCCCGTAACGGCACCATTAGGATTGACTGAACCATGGATTTTACCATCCTCTTGAACGTAACGTAGCCACGCTTTGTCTCCCTCAGCTGCCTGACCGATACGCTTCTGTATCATCAGGTACTCTTTAATGAGGTCGATACAGCGCTGCTTCTCAGGGTCTTCCACGCGAACATGCTCAAGGACCTCGTCGTCTACCTTAGGTGCACCCTTATCGGTGAACTCTGTAGGTACCCATCCGGCTTCCTTCAGCTTGAGCGCAATGTGGTCTCGGCTACTTGGGTTGAACACAACGTGCTCTACTGGTGTATACGGAGCGCCCTCTACGTAATCCCGAGTGTCCAGCTCGCAGGGTTCACGACCCTCTCGTTGAGCTTTGTTCTTGGGTTTCTTGTAGATGGCACCTTGCTTCGGGTACTTCACTCGTGGGTATTTACCCAGAGGCTTCCCGGTGCGCGGGTGAAGGAATAACTCAGTGCCGCCTTTAGGCTGATACCAAGTACCGAAAGTGTCGGTGAGTGTCTGAAGGAGTTCAGAACGACGACCCGCGAGTTCTACGTAGAGTTCCTCGATGGCCTTGGTGTTGAACGGGAATCCGTTTCGCTCCTGCTTAGCGAGTAACCAAGCGGCTCGGTGCTCCAGCCAGACGGCCTCACAGGACTCTGACCAGAATGTTGTCTCGCCTACATCCGTGAAGTCTATGCCAGCTGGGAAGTAGTGCTTGTCGCTCAGTAGCTTCTCAAGGAGAGCCTTGGTCACCACAACGTCCTGAACGTTATAGTCCATCATCGGCTCGTTGAAGCTAATCCACTCAGCACCGTCCACGTAGTCCTCTCCCTGTTCCTCAAGGAGCTTCTTGAAGTCGTCCTTGTATTCACCCTTCATCTCGCCTAAGCGGTAACCCCACGCCTCCAGAGCGTGAGACCCATAGCGCTTACCGGGTAACTTACCGGAACGCAGCAGGGCCATGTCGGAGTCCTTAATGTTCGCAAACAGCAAACGACTAAGTACCAACGTGTCCACTACGTTCTCACGCGGCAGGTGGAACTCTCGGTTTAACTGGAGCTTGGCCAGCTTGGTCAACACCGGGGCATCATACTTGTGACCGTTGTGGAATACGATGAGACCACCACGAGCCACCTCAGCTTCCAACGCATCGAGATACGCTGAGAAGTCCCAAGGTCGATACGATACGTACTCGTCCGTACTGTAGTCATAAATGACACCACAGTGGAACTGAGTGACTTTCTCTAAGAGGTTGTTCGCCTCGATATCGGTTACTAACATAGTGGTCTCCTGTTACTTATCGACGCCCGATGAAATACTCACGCGGTCGCACGGTTAACTTACTTTTCTTGACGGCAAAGCTACCGTTCAGTACGTCAGCACCCAGCCTGCTAATACCACGAACGTGGGACACCTGAGCGTACTCGTCGCCAACACTGCGGATATAGACGGTACCGCCAATAGCCCCATCCTCCCAAGTTGCCAACTCACCAGCCCTCAGAGGGGCCTTGTAGTCGGATACTTTCGGCCCATCCTTAGGCTTCTGCCAGCCCTTAAGGTTGTCATGTTTCCACCCTAAGTTATACAGGATGTGAACCGCTGCTGACTGCTTCGCTTCGTGAATCTTAGCGGCTTCCAACTCTTTGGTCAGCTTCTCGATGTCTGCACGGATTTCTTCAGGTTTACGCATGGTAATGTCCTCTCTCAATATGTTGTGTATGATAATCATAAAGGCCACTACATATAGTAATGACCTTGAGTTTATCACTTAGCTTCTGACGCTTCGTCCAGACGACCGTACGTTTCGGTGACCTCTTTGCTCAGGATTGCCTCACGTACTTTGTCTTCACCGATAGCCACGGTCGCGGCTACAGCTACGGACGCCAGCAGTCGAGCAGCCTGTACATCGTCAAGGGTCACGCGCTGAGTGTGCGCACGGTTATCGCTCTTAGCCTTCCAGCGGTAGACCAGAGTGACCTTGTCGTTGCGAACGTTGATGTGAACCTTTCGGCCCCACTGGTCTACAGTGTCGGACAGCTGAATGGTATTACCGGGGAATTTAGCTTTGGTAGTCATTAGAAGAACTCCTTAAGTTTCTGAGCTTTAAGTGCAACTTTCGCTGCCTCTGCGGTTGCATCAAGAGATGCCTGACGTGCCTTGTCGGCGGCCTTAGCCAGCTTAGCAGCTGCTTCTGCTTCCACCTTGGACGCTTTGTCAAGTGCCTTGGCTTCACGTACGTACAGCGCGATGACCAGACGGCCTAATGCTTCGATAAGTTTAAACATGATGGTTCTCCTTTCAGTGGTTACAATATGGTGACGCCCAGTCACACGCTGGGCATTGACACTTCTCAGTAGTCATCTTCTTCGTGGCCTTCCCAGCCAGTATCTCCCTCTCCTTCTCCGCCAGTGTAGCTAGACGGTTCAAGGAGTCCGGTCCTTTCGTTGTACTCCATGTACCCCGCAATGCCAACGCCAATACCATTAAAGCGACACTTGAGAATACGAAGGAGGACAAGATTAGGCATGTCCCCTTGCTGATTACGCTCAAGGGCAATGATAGTATCAGAGAGTTGGCGCAGAGACCCAGACCCACGCAGGTCAGTAATGGAAACAGCACGTCCTTCTTCATGGGCTTTACCTTTCTCCGGGTTCTTCAGGTGGCAAATAACAATAAGTACCACTCCGGTTGACTTAGCGAACCCTTTCAGCTTGGTCATGAGTCGGTCAATCATCTTGCGCTCATCGGATTCCTCCGAGGCTGACACTACGATTGAGATGTGGTCCAGAATGATTACGTCACAGTTTAACCCTGTGCGCATGTAGTGCAGCTTGGCCAACAGTCGGTCTACCTCGGCTTCCGCAAAGGAGTCATAGAGGTGGAACTGGTCTGAGCCATACAGCTCATCGAACCATTTGTCATACGTGCCATCCTCAATGAGTTTCTGCTTGAACTCCCGAGGTTGCTGCCGTAAGCGGATGCCGTTAGCAATCCCTAGGACATCCTCCATGGTCTCCTCTACTGACTCCTCAAGCATCGCCATGCCTACCCGAAGTCCTTGCCCTCTGGCGAACCCTAGGGCCTGCTGGCGAACGAACGTAGACTTACCCATTCCTGACCCAGAAGTGACCATGATGACTTCTCCGCCACGGGCGCCCAAGGTTCGGTCATTCAGTCCCGGACATCCCGAGAAAAGGTATCCTACGCTTTGTTCGCTGGTCATGGCCTCACGCACTCGGTCCTTCATGGACATCGCACCGATGACGCCATCAGGTACCCAAGGCGCAGCGTTCCATATCTGGTCGAGAACCTCCTTGCCCTTGCCCTTGAGTAAACACTCGTTGGCGTCCTTCTCGGTTAGCACCGCTACGTGCACCTTACCGGGAGGGAGAACCTGAGCGGCTTCCTCAACAGCTGCACGACCGGGTTCGTCCATGTCAAACATCAGGATAATCTGGTCGAAGCTGTCGAAATACTCGTAGTTTGCACTGCAAGTTTTCTTAGCGGCTGACGCACCGTGACCGAGAGAAACTACAGGCCACTTGCAGTCCTGAAGTTGCATCACGGTTAACATGTCTATTTCGCCCTCGGTGATGACAATCTTCTTGCCACCGTTCCATAGGTGCTTGCCAAACAGTGCGTCCCCTTTGTGGGACCCTCTGGTAGAGAAGTTCTTCTCCTTGTCCCTCAGCTTCTGGGAGACGATGGAGCCATTCTGGTCACGATAGTCGGCCACCTGATAGGCGGTCCCTCTGACCTTGGCGACCCAGTAGCCAGCCTTCTGACACGTCGCCTTTGAGATACCACGAGCGGTCAGGTCAGTGTACCGACCGTCACTCTCGCCGAATACCAATAAGCCTGAACCTTGTGTATTCATCCCGTAATTCCCTCCTTTGGGTCTTCTCGATGATAACTTTTCGGTACGTTCCTCTGAGCCTCTCACTCGGTGTTGACACACGAAGCAATACTCATGCCCGTCAGAGTACACTGAGTTACCATCAGAAGAACCACAGTTTTCGCACGGAGCGTGGAACAGGAAGATACTCTCCTGACCATCTTCTTGACTGTCTCCGTAACTCATAAAGCCGTCCCGTCAACACAAGACATGAAGAACGATATGAGGAAGCTAATACCCCACAGGCCTAGGACACCATACGCCAACAATGGGATTATGTCGAAGTCTTTTAAGTTGTTCATAAAGTAATCTCCTCAAGCGACAACAGGGAAACGCAATTGTCTCCCTGTAGTGTGCCCTAATGTTTACCCACGGTCGGAAGTGACCAGTTCGTTCTTCTCCCACCAGCGCTTCAGGTCGAAGCTCGGGCAGGCCTTCGGTGCTACGTCGTGGTGTGCCATCAGAACGGCCCCAGCGTACTGCACCTTCAGTTCTACCAGCAGTGAACGCAGAGACTGCATCTGGGCTGGCGTGAAGTTTGCCTCAGGGTTACCCTTAGCGTCGATACCACCAACCAGACACACACCGACTGAAGTCGAATTGTAACCCTTGACGTGAGAACCCACAGCATCTTGGTCCCGGCCTGCCTCAACGGTACCATCGCGGCGGATGATGAAGTGATACCCAACGTCCAGCCAGCCCTGCTCTTTGTGCCACTGGCGAATCTCACGGACACCTACGTCCATGGTTGCCTTGGTGGCGGAACAGTGAACGAAAATCTGAGAGGTCTCCTGTCGCTTAGTGAATTGAACCTTAGCCATACTACTTTGCTCCTTTCTTCTGTTTGAACTTGCCGAACGGTACATCACGCTTCGGCTCCTTCAGCCAGTCTACGGGAATCAATTTGTCGGCAAACAAGATGTTATGCTTCTCGCACCACTCAGCGTAACTGGTTGGTGACCCTTTGTAAATCTTAGTGCGACTCGAAGAGAACACTAACCGGATGTCTAACTCCGGGTGCTGCTCACGAATCAGTAGGTGCTTCTTGCGGTCCTCGGCTTCCCAGAGACCCTTAGTCTCCACAAAGATACCGTTGGGCAACAAGAAGTCTGGAGTGTAAAGGTGGTCACTCGCAGGAATAACGTAAGGGATGCGCCACAATTCGTAGTCGAACGTGACGCCCTTTGATTCTAACTGCTTGGACACCTTGTCCTCAAGGCCAGACCGGAAGGCACCCACCTTCCGAATCCCTTTGGCCCCATAGCCCGCCATTAGAAGTCATCGTCTTCTTCGGCTTCACCTTCGTCCTCTTCCTCACCAGACCAGTCTTCCGGGTCTTCCTGAGGTTTACGGCTGCGAGGTTCATCCGCTTCATAACCGCCTTCTACGGCTTCGTCAGCCCAGTCATCTTCGCCACCACCAAAGGTAGCCAGTTCGACCAGCATCACGCCTTCAAGCTGCAACTTGACGGAAGCGCCAGCTACCGCAGACCAGCCGTACGGTACCAGCGAGAAGCGAATCTTCACTTTGGAGCCGCCACCGATAATCGGAACGTCCTGAATGCGCTTGCCCTTCGCGTCTACTACGCCCAGAACAATCTTCTTGGTCTCGCCAGTCTTCTTGTCCTCGTACGAACCGTAGCACTTGAAGTTGAACGTGGTGGTGCCATCACCGTTGTCGAAGAACGGCATGTCTCCTTCGTACGGCTTCAGAGGTTTCTTACCCTTCTGAACCTTCGGCGGGTTCGCTTCGTGCGCTTCCAGACGAGCCGCGTAGTTTTCCTCATGGGTCTTAACGATGAGGTCTACGAGGTCCTGACAGTCTTCGTTCTTGAACGTTACGGAACCTTTGTAGGTACCGCGTGGGTTCTCAAAACCCTCACCGCCATAGTCCGGCTTGTTGAAGTAAGCGTACGGCTCACAGGTGCCAATCTTAGTGGTGTAAATTTTCTTCTTAGCGAATGCCATGATGAATCTCCTATTTGTTTTCTTCAAAGATTTTCTGAAGGTATTCTTCAGTAGCGTGATAGATGAACGCAAACGTCAGGGCCTTAGCGCAGTGTCTAGAGCACCCTGTGTGTTTCTGTATCTGCAAGAACATGAAGTTACGGCAGGTATTGTCCACAAACGCTGTGCGTATAATCTCAGTGAGTGACATAATAATCTCCTCAATAATCGGTAAGAGGGACACAGGTTGTCCCTATAGTGTGTCCTAATGACTACAGGTCGAACCCGAAATTAGTATCCGGGCGTACCCGAGTCACTTGGCCTAACTCTTCGTACTCCGCCTCGGCAACTTCGAGGGCCTCCTCAAGAGACCCAGCGTGTACCGGGAGTTCATACGATGCGTTAGCTGTCTCGACCGTTACGACGAACTTTTGCATCTTCTCGCTCCTTCCACATGTTATACAGGGTGATGTACGCAGGGTCGAGCGTCTTCTCGTACATCGCTCGGCACCAGTCACTCGGCGTCATAACACAGACCCTTGTGCTTGGTGTACAGCTCCAGATAGAAAGTGGCCTTCGCCATGTCTTTCTCTAAGGTAGCCAGCTCGGACTTCTTACCAGCACGAAGGCGGTACTTGAGGATGTTCCCGAGGCAATACCCTTTGAACATCTCTTGGGTCATGCTGCGGGCAATCACCTCGATAGCCTCAACTCCTTCGAACAGCTGGTAGTGACTTGGTGACTTCACAGCGTCAGACTTTTTGTCGTGATGGTTCGGGCAGGATTTCACGTGGTTCTCGTCACGGGTGCCACAGGCTGTGCAGATAGTTCCTGACTGTGCCACCTTTGGCTTACAGGTGTGAGGATAACGGTCATCATCAAACGCGCAGGCCTCACAGAAGGTTGACACTGCTACCTCAGTCATTTACGACCTCCTTGATACGCTCCCAGAACAGGCGAAGGCGTGGCCACTTGGTTACCACAACGGGTACGAAAGGACGGCTCTTAGTCTGAGCCAATTCGTAGAGACCGCGAGTAACCAAGATGTGCACGCTGGGTGCCAGCTCGAAGGTGTCGCCGATGCGTGGAATCTTACCGTGGCGCTCAGTGGCTGCTACAGTGCTGCGGTCCTCCCGGCGAACCGAGAAGATACCGTTGGATTTGTTGAAGTGTAAGCGCATGGTTTATGCTCCTTTTGGTGGCTCGTCGTTCATCGACCACACGATAGCCGCGAGGATGAACACGATGATTAGAATCAGGTTGATAGACATTTGGTGTCTCCTATAGTGGGTCCTAATTACATCTTGGTGGTCGGGTCAGCCTCGGTACCACGCCATTTGTCGAACGACGGGTGACGCAGAGAGCCGTCTGGAGTTTCCTCCATGTACTTGATTTGGCACGCCCATCCCTCGTAAGGGTTCATGTACCAACACCCAGCTTCGTTGGCGTTACACTCGGTGGTGTACTCTTTGACGCGCTTGGTAAACTCCTCCATAAGTGCCTGAGAGATGTTGTTTGCGGATACCACTCGACCGGACTCAAGGAGAACCTCGAAGCCGATCACCTTGCCCTCGTTGGCAAGACCGGGAGTTCCCCAGTTGAGTCCCACAACAATACCGTCAGCTTCATTCTCTGGCTTCATCTTCCACCAGCCGGATTTCTTACCGCGCTTATAGATACCGCGAGGGTCCTTAACCACCAGACCTTCGTGACCTTCTTCACGTTTCTGTCGGTACAGCGCTTCGAGTTCATCCATGTCGTAAACTTCATGGGACTCCGAGAGGCACCACTTGACTTCAGGGAAGTGGTCTTGCAGGACTGGTAAGGCAACCTTGACGTGCTCAAGGCGCAGGAGGGTCATCACGTTGTAGTCATCGCCGGACTCGATAATGTCAAGCGGAACGATGTCGTAGAGGACAACTTTGAGTTTCTCTGGGTGGAGTGCGAAGGGCTGACCCTTCATGTCAGGCTCCCATTGTTCATATGGACCGCCGATGTCAAACTGCATGTTGCCCTTCTTTAGCCACTTGGTGCGCAGCAGGCCAGAACCTGTGTTGAAGTCCACGCCCTTGACCATGAGTTCGCCATCAAGCATAAAGCCATCCGGGAAAATCCAGCGGTCATCTTTCAGTAACTTCTGCCAGCGCTGGTCGAAACCATTGAGGTGCTCAAGTGCCGGAATGGTCTTGGAGACCCGGCTGAGCCACGCTGCGTTGGCCGTGTTGTCTACGCAAATGTTCCCGCGTACGCCATCGTGCTTAGTGTCTGCGATGAGGTAACCGGAAGTCTCCAGCGCCTTCTCGATAGCAGAGCGAACGAACGATACGGCCTTAAATGGATTAGTCTTAATGTTCATCATAACGATGTCTCCGAAGTGTAGTGTTCATTTAGTGTGCAATAAGCAATCATAAAGGCCACCGGAATCCGATGACCTTGAGTCTGCCTATAGTGTGTCCTAATTACTTCCAGCTTGCGTAGTCGGCGGTGAGTTTTGCCAACCAGTCTGACGCTGAGTCAATCGACCAGCGACTGAAGGATTTCTCCACGAGGACCTCGTCGTAATCCGGTCGAGGTTCATACACAGAGAATAGCACTGTGCGATTGAATGGGCGGTACGTCATGATTACACGCAGTCCCGTCTCGTCCATCAGTCTACGCTCTGTGGCACCCAATCGTGACCACTGCGAAGTGCTGCCGTCGAACAACCATTTAGTCTGCTCAGCCATTTGTTACACTCCTACGAAGTATTTCTCTTGGTTAACAACGCTGTCACCCTTCGCGTTACGGAAGGAACCCTTCACGCCACCACCGCGCTTTGTCTTGTTCAGCTTGCGGCCCTTAGGGATATAGCCTTCAGTCTGCTGACGTTCACGGTTGCGCTCGAAGTTGATTGTGTTCTGATACATGGTGTTGCTCCTGATTGTGATAGTAAGGGACATTCATGAAGGCCACCGAATGATGACCTTGAGTATGTTCCTGATAGTGTGCCCTAATGCCAGTAGCTCAGGTCGTTCTCTACGCTCCACAACCACTGGTCCGCTTTGTGGAATAGCATGTCGTAGTCGCGATCGGTCACAGTAACCTCAGCAACTAGTCCTCCAGCCTGCGTGGTGACCTGTAGGTGTATAGCGTGCGTCCATCGCCACCCGCTTGCGTCGAGGGTATCGAACTCTCGCATGGTTACCCTTACGTCCTTCGAGCTGGACAGGAAGCTCATTGAGTCCATGAACTGCCCGACTGAGCTTTTCGCCTTAGCTGCGGGGTTGTACAGTCTGGTTACAATACTCGGAGTGTTCATAACGTACCTCACTATGTGGTTTACTTAAATCTTACCGTGGCGGAATTCGATGCGACCGACTACTTCGCTCTTGTAGTACACGAACTGCTTGCGCTCACCGTTGGTGCACAGCTGGTCTATCAGGTAGCGGTCCTCCAGTTCAGTCCAGCGGAGGGACTTAACGTGCAGACCACACGGCCCAAGTCCTAACTTAAAGAGCGTCTTAGAGTGGGTACCATCCGGCAACACAGCGGTGAACTTAACGTGAATCAGGTCGGAGACCATCATCAGCTCGTCTTGTGCTTCCTTCAGCGACTTGCGGAGGAACTTCATGCGGTCCCGCTGGTGCGCTCGGAGTTCATTCACATCACGCACCTTTTGTTTCTCGCTCTCAAGCTCGCCCTCTAAGTAACGAACCTGTCTACTGAGCGAGTCCGCTTTGTCTGCCAGCCGTATAACCTTGCAGGACTCATTGTTAAACGCGGAGTTGGCCTCTCGGACCTTGCGCTCCCAGCATTCTTTATCGCCCGATGCATCATCTAGGCGCATGATGAGGAGGATTACGGTGGTGATTAACAAGATGGTTACAACGATTGAGTAAATCATGGCGTGCCTCTTTAAGTATTCTTTAAGTTAAGACTTTAAGTAATGGAACCCTCGGTCATTCGAAGGTTCCCTATAGTGTGCCCTAATTGCCTGAGACCTTATGCGAACGCGAAGTCAGACTCTAAGATATCGCGCAGATTCAGGTCACCTTTTGCCGGGACAGCGGGCATTTTGTCCAATTGAGACTCGTGCAGCTGGTCAGCGAACTGGTCGTAGAAGTCAGCGATTACATCGTTGTCCTCGTAGGTCTTGACCATCGTCTCGCGGACTGCCTTAAAGAGATTGCCAGCGTCTGCCGGAATGGTTCCGAAGGAGTCGTGAATGAGTGCGAAGGAGTCAATCCCGTAGACCTCGTTGGCGTGCACTACGGTCATGCGCAGGTGACTACCGTCTTGTGAGTGCACAAAGTTGGGAGCGATGCCAGATTCCTGCTTGTGAGCATCAATCTCGGAGTCCTTCCCGGTGTTGTACGTCATCTTGACGTTGGCCTGACCGAGGAAGACCAGCTTCAGGCGCGCTTGGGTCTGCTTGCGGTACTCTTGCCACACCGGGAAACCATCTGGTGTTACCCAGTGGATTGCGCAGCGCTTGCGGAGCAACTCTTTGGTCTTCTTGTCCTTGACCTCAGCGGCCAGTAGCTTAGCGGCAGACTTCAGCCAGTTCATTGCCTCGACAGCGGCCACTACGGTCACGGTCACAGCATCCCAAATTAGCTTGGCCATGTAGCCAGCCGCTTGGTTAGGGTGCGTAAACATCAGGCCCTCGCCGTTGTCAATAGCTGGCTGAATGGTGTCCTCAAGAACTTGCTGGCGGAAGCCGAACTCTTTGGAACCATACGCCAACGTCATGACAGAACGCTTAGTTACCTTGCGGGTCACACCGTATTGCAACCACTGAGCAGCCAGTACGGACTCACCCAGCGTAACCTTCTCGTGGAACTCGCCAGTCTCCTTATCGGCAATCTGCTCGACCACCGTCTGAGACCCGTTGACAGCGTGCTGGTGGAGCACCTCGTTAACCTTGTCGGCCACAATCTTGTAGATATCCTGCACGGTATCAGAAGGCAGCAGGTTAACCGCACGGCCACCGATAGAGTCGCGGAGCATTGCGCTGAAGTGCTGAATCCCAGAGCAAGACCCATCGAACGCCAGCGGCAACGAGCAGTTGTAATTCAGGCCGTGATGCTTAACGCCTGCGTACTCGAAGCAGAACGCTAAGAAACAGAACGGGGAATCCTGCTGGGTCCACCAAGTGTTATTCAGTGGGTCCGCTGCACTCGCCAGAATGTTGCCTTCGTTCTCTTCGATGAACTTGATGCGCTCAGGGAAGGGAACCTTGTCTACGCCTGCACAGTTTGCACCGTGAATCTTCAGCCAGTAGAAACCATCGAGGCCAATTGGCTTACCTTTGGCCAGCGTCAGCATGCCCTTGGTCATGTCGTTACCCTGTGGGTTAAACATGCTCACAGCGTACACACGACCGCGCCAGTCCATATTGTACGGGAACCAAATGGCCTTGTGGTTAGCGAACTTGTTGGCCTGTGCAACCATGAACTCCATTGACAAACGGCGAGACTGGCGGGCCTTGTCCTTGCGGTAGACCGCTGCGGCCTCCTTGCGCCACGCCTTACGTGCCACCTCGTTGGTGTCGATATCATCCGGGCGCGGTGGTAACTCTTCGCGTTCAATCGCTGGGACGTCGGAAACCGGGCAGTGCTTCCAATTGATAATCTCGTTGACTACCGCCAGCACCTTCTTGTTCACTTTCCACGGTGTGTTTTGTGCGAGGTTGACCGCTTTGTACACCTCAGGCATGTGCACGTCATCGTAGCGACGTAGCGCCTTCTTGGAGTGGGTGCGCACCAGTGCCAGCGGACGGCGACCGACTGACCAGTAGCCACCGCCTACGGTTTCCACCCAAGGTTTCGGAGGGACTACACATGGCTGGTGCATCGGGCTGATACCTGCGAGTGCGCCTGCCCGTTTGCTCAGGAGTTCCACGAAGGCCGGAGCCAGCTGGACCATCTGCATGCTGGTCACATCGTCCGAACCATCGGCCATCTTGTTCTTGGTCATTTCCACCAGACCAGTGCCCTCGATGAGCAGCTCAAGCAGCTTAGTACCCACGTGCATCTGCTCGTCGGTCTTCCAGCTGGCCCAGTTGTCGCCACCCAGCATCCCTTTGGAAATCATATCGGCCTCGACGACCTGCATGAAAGCCTTCTTGTACACGTGGCCTACACGCTTGTCCAGCTGGTCCGCTACGTTCTTCTTGAAATAGGCAGCTTCCTGCTCACGGATACGACCGAAGCGGGCCTCATCCTCAAGCGCCTTGCCTAACTGCGAGGATACCTGCTGGATGGTGGCCTTGGAGGCGTCTGTGAGCGTCCCTAAGACGACCTTAATGGTTAGCAGTGCGATTGCCTCACTGGACACTCCGCGCTTCTCTTTGAGCACCTCAGCGCCCATGCTGAGGGCCAACTCAGAGGGAACACCGTGCTTAATCGGGTAGTACGCGCGAGGCTTCTTACCGCGAGCGTTTGCTTGCTCCTCCTTCCAGTCGTCAATACGCTTGGTTAACTGTGGGTGCAACGTTAAGACCAGCGGTTTAGCGGCCACGTTGTCGGCGAACTCACCAGCTTTCACCTGACGCTCTAACATCTTCAGGAAGCGCTGCTCGCCCAGCTCGTACGCTTCATGCTCCAGTGCTAACTGCTCACGTGCCAACTTGTCCCCGTAGTGCTCACTGAGGATGTTGTATGGGATAGCGGCCAGTTCAATCTCTGAGAAGTCATTACGTGCAATGTTTAATGCGTTCATTGTGTGCCTCTTTGTGGATAAAGTTTATCTATAGGTGCCTCGTATCGGAGACACCGAAGATACACCTTGTTAACCCATGAGTCTACCCTGAAGATAGTTGTCGATAGGTAAAGGCTTGCCTTGCTGTATCGCTAGGCCGGGTCCCACTTGCCACGCCAGTACCCGCTCCTCGATTTTCGCAAGGTCGTACTTTAGGGCCTCGGCGTTAATTCGCTCGCGCTCCTTCATGTGGCGTGCTCGGACCTTGGCGCGTTGTCTGCGTGCCTTGTTGATATGCTTACGGTCTCTCTGAAAGGTCCCCAGAGGATTACGCTTTGCCTTGTTGCGCTTACAGCGTTCAATCATCTTGTCGTGCGCTATCTGCTCAATCTCTGCGAGCAGGTCCTCAGGTTCCAGTGAGAAAGGCTCACGGTCACGGTCCGCTGAGAATGACACCGGGTCAGTAATCACTGGCTTGCCGTCTTTGGTGAACATGATGTTACCGCTGTGCATATCGAAGGACGCAATCCCGTAGAAGAACTTGCGAATCATCTGGCACGTCTCGATAAACGGCTGGTCGGCCTCCGCGTAGTCATCTGGGTCCGATTCACCCTCGACAAAGTAATATGCTAGGTCTGCGTAGCGATCGTGCAAGTGGTTACCGCTGCGATTGCATGGCTCCAGCTCATCCAGAACCACCGTGTAGCAGCCAGCGTGACGCGCTACGTGATAGACGTTAGGTATCCCTACCCGACCTTGATGCATCCGGCAGAAAGCCACGTAGGCGGCCCCTGAGTCTTCTTTCTTAAAGCCCACCTTAATGACCCTACCCGGCAGCAGCTCGTGCTTAAACGCTGCGCTGAAGTGGCCGTTGCCTAGCAGGTTAAACCCAGCGTCTTTGGCCTTAATCTTCAGGGTTTGCCAGTAGTCCTGACGTTCCAGACCCCAATCGCTATCTGTATCGGCACCATCGGACGTCTCACAGTTCACGATGTCAGCTATGAGTGCTACCAGCAGCGGCTGGCGCTTGTCGAGTTCACAGATTGGCAGGTTACGGATGACGTCTAAGCGTTCTTGCATGTCGGTGTAGTTCATTAGGTTGTTTCCTTATGGTGTGTTAGCGTGCTTGGTTATTGGTATGAGAGGAGTGTGAGCCTTGCCCACTTAACAGCTACAGCTGCTTGCCGTGCGGTCATCTTGTGACACCTTGTTAATAGGCGCTTAGTGTACACATCACTGGCACCGTATGCCATTACATGTAAAGCGGTCCGTATGTGTTTCATGTCAATGCGTTGCGACATAGAATATCCCCACTTTGTTTGCCTTAAAGCGGCCATTAGGTAGCCGTACAGTAAAGCGAGGCAGGAAGCCCCACTTCATGTAACTGAATGATGCCTTGTGTACCTTGAGACCCTTGTGAAAGTCCCTCACAAAGTACAGGACAATCAGGGCGTACACGCTAATTACGAACAGGGTTACCATACATTACCTTGCGTGTGCGATAAGTTTGGGCCAGTTGGGCCATGTAGTAGCCGAACCAGTCGGCTTTTGCTTCGGGTATGCCAGCAGTGCACTCACAGGCTGTCTTAAAGGCGCTGCGATATTCCTGAATGTCCTGCTGAGTGAGACCGTAGTGCTTCATACAACCTCCCAGTAGTGCCCGTCAATTACTGAGTAGCACTCACCTTTTGGTGCATCCACTTGTTGCAGCGTGCCACCTAAGGACACCTCTTTCAAGCGTGGGTAGACCTGTGGATACTCGCCAACTTCCTCGATAGACCAGAGTGCAGCTGTGTGAGTCTGTGAGTTCGCCACCAGCACAGCATCTTGCGAGTAGGTCTTACAGGCCAGCCACGTCAGCTCTGCCGCCTGCTTCTCAGTGCATTCAACCTTGAGCGTGCGTTCTTGCGTTGCCTCAGGCATACCAGCTTCTTTAAAGCAGCCCTGCACGTGCTCATCACGAATGTTGCCATATGCTCCCGGATAGGTCTTAATGGTGCGTACGAGACCCTTGAGCATCTTCTCGTTAACTTCCTGCGACTCATGGCCACGGTAGGCGGTAACGAATACAAATACCTTGTTAGCTGGCTCTTTGGTGTAAATCATGGTGTGTATATCCTTCAGTTAGTGGTTATCTTTCAGGCCACCGCTTGGATGACCTGTCGTTAACCGCTAGTCGCCACACTCTTGCGAGTGGGTGACGCAATCAGTGTAATCTTGCAGTGCATCACGGAATGAGTCAAACACCGTGAACTGTAAGCCGTATTGCACCATGTATTTGGTGGCTCCGGTGTAGTCCCGTGCTGTCGTCATAATGACCCCGTGGTTCAGTGCCTGCATTACGATTTCCATGCTGTGTATCCTCGATGTTAGTGGTTATCAGCGTGGCTACTCTCAGGGTGACAGGACGTACCTTGCCAGAGACCTGAATGTAACCACTAGTTAAACACTATTGTCATGGTGTACATATCAGCTTGACTAATCCATATTGTTAAAGAGCGTTTGGTACTGCGTGTTACTGAGACTGCATGTTACTAGGTGTTCATCGTTGAGTCAACCATTTTCGTATGTCCGGTTGATGACTACTTGAGACCCTTCGGCATCCATCTAGTAACTCGGAGTATGCTAGTGGTTGGTAGCGTTGTGTCTCTCAACTGGTAGCCATTAGACCATAGCTGTTACCTAATGTCAATACTCTAAGTTAAACTTTATGTAGACCTATAGTGATAGTGGTCTTATTGGTAATGGTCTCTTAGTAATACTCTAAGTGTCTCCCTATAGTGTGTCCTAATTGATTATGGTGTTGACACTGACCACCAATAACCTTATAGTGATGACTCACCGATATCATACTGTCCCGCTCTCAGTGTCTCAGGGACTGCTAAACGAGATACTTACCGACTCCCTCTATGTGACCTACTAACAGTCACTGCTAAACGTTAGTCAAACGGTGAACCTACGGTAATATGGTCTCAGGTATTACCTCAGGATGCCTAAGGTGATGGCCTCAGGTCTAACCTCAGGTGTGACTTAAAGGGCCAACAGATAGGGACACAGAGGCATCAACATATAGTATCCCAAGGTGTCCCACACCACAACATATAGTATCACCTAAGGATTCCCCAAGGTACCACCTAAGGTTTAACCTTCGGTTAGGGGTGGCCTATGGTTACTTTGAGTGAACTGGAGGGTACCGGGGGGATAACCAAAAGTGTAAACTGTGAGATGTACACTCAGAACTTTATGCAATATTCTTAAAGGTAACCTCAGGTAGTCCTCAGGTCAGTGCATAGACCCGTAGGTAGACCCAGTGAATCACCTAAGGTTAACTTTAAGTATTGACTGTAGAGGGATGGAGTGGTGTATGCTGATAAGCATCACTACGGAATCCCTAGCGCGTCAGGAAGACCCTAATCGCTACAAGTGAGTAGAGAGCACACGAGAGTCTCCAGTCCACTGAGTTGCTGCTGAGTAACCAGTGAAGCCCCAAGGGCACCAGCAAGTACCAGCAGAAATCGCCAAGTAGTCCTATGGCGCAGTAAGGTTAACAATAAGCGCATAGGTCCTCCTTATGTTGGCTCTTAGTGTCTTATAGTGAGAGGGTGATATTATCATCACTACCCTCTGTCTTTAAGGAGACTTAAAGTGAATAACTATATGAATGAATCTTTAAGTTGTCTTATAGTAAGTCTTCAAGGGTCTCTCCCTATAGTGGGCCCTAATTCCAAGTGTCTGTTATACATGGAGTTTCCTCAAAGTGGCCTTCCGTGGCCTAATGAATCCTTATGCACAATCCCTGCATAATCACCATGCGATGAACATAGTGTCATCCCCATCGTCTTCCCATCGGATGTCCACACCGTTGCTGCTGGTGGCCCGGAACTGGGAGATGTTACTCAGGGGCTTCTCCATGTGGTGCTCCAAGAACTCCTGAAGTACCTCAGCCTCTATCTTCACAGCGTCCTGCTGCATCGTAGAGCGTAGGAACTCGACACCCAGTGCTAACGCATCAAGTCGGTCATCGTGTGCCACAGCGCCCTTCTCACGGCTCATACGGGTCATCTGGTAGAACAGGCTGTACTTCAGTGCATGCTTACCGTCTGCGTCACGTGCCGTCTGGTAATCCTGTCGGATAACCTCATCACGGATTACCAAGCGGTGACTTGCCAGTACAGGCTCGAGGGTATCGCAAATGCGGACCTCTTTCATGCCACGAGCACGAATCTCTTCGAGTTGCGCTGGGTGATGCTTCAGGAGCACAGGCTGGAACACGTTACCGAACATACCGTCACCGAAGTTACTCTCGAAGACCACAGTCTGCACCTGCCACTGTTTGGCCTTCTTAGCGAGGAACTCAAGGGACTTCTCTTCGTACCCACGAGTACCGCCAGCGTCCATCAGGTAGATGTAACCGTTGAGGGTATACAGTACACACCAACCAGTCTCATCCTTACCGCGACCGCTGGGGTCAATGACCAGAATCTTACCCTGATACGCACCAGTGTTACTTGAGGCTGTATGGAAGGAGTAAATCTCGTCACCCTTCATACCCACGTTAGGAAGCTCCTCATTGCGGTTCTGGCGGTTAGGCAACCACTGGTAATGCATTGGGGCCTTGTCTGCCTGTAGACCGCACACGATGGCGTCACGGAGGCGTAGAGGGTACTTCTCGGCGTCACTGAGGTTCGGGTTAAGCATGAACTGAAGCGTATAGCCCGCCTTGCCGTATTCCACCTCACGTTCCTGAAGGTCCATGGAGTCGAATCGAACCGGGTCAGTAGGTTGACTGCTGAGGCCCTCTTTGTCCTCATCGTACTCACTGCGGAGCATCGGGGCCAGTCGGTCGCCATAGTACAGGTCTTCCTCTTTGGAGCGAGGATACTGTGCAGGCCAGATAATGGTGGAGTACCCACGGTTGTCCTCAAGTTCCTTGTAGAGCGTCATCTCGGTCTGAGGGGTCCCCAGATAGATAACACGACTAGTTGGCAGAGGCTTCAACAGTGCGGCGAACTCCTGAACCAACGTCCAGAGTTTCTCACGGGCACCTTGTGTCGCAGAGTTACCCGGAATCTCCACGTCATCCGCAATGATGATATCGGCACGGCTACCAGTAAGCTGACCCGTAATACCTACAGACTTAACTGACGGGCTGTGGTCCGGCTTGGCAGGACCTACATCAAAGCTAATCACGGAGTCACGCTGACCGGGGCGAGGCTTAAGCTCACTCAGGAAAGGCAACAAGTCGATGATGTTCTTGATGAAGATGGAGTTAGCGTCCGCACGTTCCTTTGAGGCCGAGACAATCAGTATCTTTAACTGAGGGTCACGCCACAGGGTCCACACTACGAACGCACACGTGATGAACGACTTCCCGATACCACGGAAAGCCTGAAGGATAAACTTCTTGTTCTTGGGGTCTGCCAAACACTTGGCCATGTCGATTTGACACTTGGTTGGTTCTGGTAGGTTCAGCGCCTTCCAGAGCACGAAGAGAAAGGCGACAAAGTCACCCTTCAGTTGCGCAATGATTAAGGCGTTCTTGGCTTGCTGAGAGTTACTCAATGTTCACCTCCTTTCCCTTGCAGCTTGCGAATAGTGTCCTGTAGAGCCTTCTCTTTGAGGTCGGCCTTCTGGGTTATTGCGATAAGACTTCGAGCAGTTGCTTCGTGTAGTTCGACGGAACCATCAACGAGGCATCTACCGTCTGGTCCTGCGGCGAAACTGGTAGGTTTGACTCTGACGCGCAGCCGCTTATTGTCGCTACGCAAATCAGCAATAATCCTATCAGTGCTGCCTTCCAGCCCCTCAAGGTCTGCTTGGTACTTAGCCGATACTGCGTCAATCGCTTTCTGAGTTTCAGCTCTAGCCGTTTGCTTCTTAACGTACTCATTCTGTACTACCTCCTTCCATTTAGCGTCCGTAGATTGCGAACCAAAGTGCCACCCGAAGGTAAACACCATGATAGCCACAAGATACGGGACGATTCTCTTTGTGAACTCCAGCATAATGCCTCCCGTTGTTTCTCAGATTTCACGTAGGAACGCCTAGCGTAGTGCAATGACATTCATAAAGGCACTACATATAGTAGTACCTTGAGTATATCACTGTAGGGTGAACGTATCGTCGTCTGTCAGACCGTCAGCGCCCACCTTGGAGTTGTAAGCCTCCAGACCCTCAGCTAGTCCGCCCAAGATGTTAACGTCAGGGGTCAGCTTAGAGATTTGGAACTTGTGGCGCTCCAGTAGTTTACCAATGGCGTTGTACAGCTGAGGCGTGCGCTTGGCGTCGTCTCTCAGGTCATTGAGCATCTGCTGAGCCATCTCAGTGTCTAACATTTCGAGGAACTTAATCAGGTCCATGTGTTACTCCTTATTAGCTTTCTTCCAGTCAATGATTTTGTCGACTACCTTGGCACCAATCTGAACCACTGTGTAGGCGATTGCCGCGACGTAGAACCACTCGTTGAGTGAGAGGCCCCAAAAGAGCCTCGCTACACCATCGGCCCCAGCGACCCCCGCAATGGGAGCCGCCTTGATAACTTCGTTGTTGAAGTCTAGGGACAGCATATTACCTCCTTATTATCGGAACCACCACACCGGGAGCTTAAGGCGTACCTGCCCCGTACCTCCAGTAATCTTGAAGCCAGCAACCGCGTGGTCACACCCTAAGTAGAACCCTTGGACAGACCGGGATGGCATCGCTTGGTAGGTACCGTTTGGGATACCGCCAGCCGCTGCTAGTGCGGACATATCGACCGTACCGCCCTCCTGAATGCCTCGTCGGATTGGAGTGGCTGTAACGGCTCCCGTTGTGGTGTTTGCAGTCCAAGTGGTGCCGAGGTAGGACGCAATTACCGGAGACAGGATGATAGAACCAGTTGTTCCCACCAAGGTTACCGAGCAGTTGCCCCACAGTACCGACTGGCCGGAGCCGGGACGGAATCTGTTGGTGCAGAACAAGTACACAACATCTGAGGGGTCAGACAGCGTGATGATGAATGGCATGTATCCATCACTGGTTGCCTCGGCTGGTGTACCGTAGGAGCAAGTCGCCCCACCGATAATCTCAGCAGCAAACGCATAGTCTGTTGATAAGACGTTGGAACCAAGCGGCCCGGTACTCGCGGTGGTGAAGCTGATAGTCTGGTTCACACTGTTGCGGACGGCTGGAGAGTACGAGTTAACGTACGGAGTGTCTACAAAGGTGTCCTTTGGCAGAATCAGCTCTACACCGGAGTTACCCGGCCAACCAGTCTCACACGGGTATGGGTTGTTGGGTACCTGACCCTCACGCCCCGGTGCGTAGCTCTCGTTGATTACTTTGAGCATTCGACCGTATGGGTTCTGCGGGCAAGCGAACAGCTGGCGAACACCGCGATAGTCATTTTGGTCAACAACACGGTCATCTCGACGAACAGCCTTACCGAGAATTACCAGCGCCTTAGAGTAGCTTGCAGGCATCTCTTTTGCCGCGAGGGAACCTTTGACGCCCTCAATGTGACCTGACAGGTGCTTGTACTCAGCGGGGGACAGTGGGCCGAAGTGCGCCAAGTCACCACCAAGGAAGTCCACAGAGACGTTCTCAAGGGTGAAGTCCCCACCACCTACTAAGTATGCCCCGTGTCGGTCCATGTTACCAATCGTCCCGTTGCGGAGATACATACGCTCCCCATAGTTGGAACCGAGAGTCGGACTACTGAACCCATCGTAGCAGCGAGACACATTGAAGTGCTCAACACCACACATGAAGGTATTGTAGCAACCGAACTCGATACCAGTCTTGGCACCTATGATGTTGAACTTCTCAAAGTAGATGTCACGAGCATCCAGTAGGCATGCAGCATCGTTCCCAATCATAGCACCGACAGTGTGAATAGTCGGGTTGTTACTCCCATCCATCTGGGTGCCGGGGAGACGTACCGTAACCTCACCACCTATACAGGTTAGCGCTGCACGTCCCACAGCTTGGTTAACTCGACCCGGCCTGTCTGTGGGGTTGGTCCCAGCAGCCATAATGGCGACAGTGAGTCGGTCCATGAACGGTACGTTGTTACAGTTGAGAATCTTGCCAGCCGTGAGCGATGTGCCATCCAGCAGTACAGAGCCATGGAAAACGAGAGAGATGACAGTAGGCCACACAAGAGGACCCGTCAGTTTCCACTCAGGAGCGTCACCAGACACTGGGATGTTAACGGTTCGCTGTTGGTTATTCGCGCGACCTGCTGCCACCATTTTGGCGACTATGCGGTTTACGATGCCATTCACCACAGTAGTGACATTAGAGCCATCCTCCTTCAGCCCAGCGAGTCCTGCGCAATAGCCCTTGAACGTGTTGAACTTCCAGCGAGCACCACCAGCAGTGACGAACACGGAGATGCCATCATCCGGCGACGTCGTGTCGTTCTTATCGTAATACACAGGGGCGTTGACAAGTACAGAGTCCTCAGTGGCCCTACGTACTGTAGCAACATCGCGTGGACCTACTGGCTCCATAGCGCGAAGCTCTTGGAGGGTGTCAGCATACCGCATCTTATCGAATGCCTGCTGGATAGTGCGCCCATCCCTGAGCACACCAATTGTTGAGCCTTTCGGCTGGTTAAAATCGGTCTTAAGCATGATACCTCCTTAATATAGTTGACGCCATACGCCACTAATGTTGACAAGGGCAGACACACCGTTGGTCGGTATGGTTACGTTGGAGCCTGTCTTTGTGATAATCAGCCCACCGCTAACATCCAGTGTCACCGGGTTAGACTTGGCGTGCACTATCACGACCTGACCATTGTAGCCGTTCCTCAGGTTGTTCCATGTGGCCGGGGATGCACCACTGTATGACAGCGTGCTACAGCCATAGATTACCCTGTCGTTTGTCCCGTTGTAGACATACCCAGTGCGGCGCATCACTACAACGTCACCCATGAAGTCCGTGTGTCCACTGTATGGGGCGAATGGCTCGAAGTTCTCAAACGTGAATCCATCCACGACAATGTCGGCTAATCCCGGCAGTCCGGTGAACTTGATGAACACACCCGATGTAGGCTGCTGGAAGTAGGTCACCTTCAGGTTAGTCACCCGAGAGTGTGCACCCTTCAGTTCTAGGACGTTACCCTCAGCAGTCCGAATGACTACCTTCGCGTCAGTCAGGAAAGAGTTCTTACCAAGCGACAGAGGGAACTGAGTACCACCGTTGCACGAAGAGAAGGCACACGCGGTAAACGTTGTGTAGGCAACGTCAATCCAGTAAGCCGTTACACTCCGGCTGCACACAAAGGAGCAGTCCGTGAAGTTCACAACCTTCTCGGTACCGTGGGTTACCCAGTACGGGAACAAAGCGTCCGTAACTACCAAGAACCGGATGGCCGAGTCGTAGTTCTGGACGAACTGACACGCTTCGAACGCAATCTCTGTGGCATCGTTGATGTACACTGGGTTGGACGTCGTTGGGTTGACCCGGCCCTGTTCAAACTTACAGTTGTGGAAGTAGTTGTGACGGCACCCTTTGTCGATTGCAATGATGAGTGGGCACATCTCAACGCGGCACGCAATGTAGTGGTTCGCATTGGACTGGTCGTAGGCACCTGTGATGTACATGCCGTAGGAGCCAACTGTCGCACCCGGTACAATCCCACACCGCTGAACCTCAAGAGAATCAATGGTGCTGTCATACAGGTCCAGTGCACGGTAGCCGTTCCCGCCAAAGTCGTTCACGTAGACGTTCTCTATGCGTACCGCTGTGGCACGCTGTAGCACTAACCCGTTTGCGGTGCTAGTCACTGTCCCATTTATAGAGAAGTCTCTGAGGACGACATCGCGCATGTAGATATCGGCGAGGGAACCAGTACCCAGTACCCCTCGTACCCAGAAGGCGTGGGCTGCTTCGGTAATGGACCCAGTGTGCTTCAGCACGCTCCCACCGCTCCCCTCAATGATGAGTCTTGCCTCAAAGCGAGACTGTGGGGATTTCTCGCGCGCAACCAGTAGGTGGTCGAAGAGATACGTTGTGTTCCCCTTTAGGATTACCTTTCCTCCACCACTGGACATCGCAGCGTCCACCGCATCCTGAAGGGCCTTAGTGTCATTCGTCAGCCCGTCACCTTTGGCACCGAACATCTCAGGCGTAAAATAGCGCGGGGACTCGTCAAGGATGCGTTGAATCGTTTTGCCGCTTTTCGTACCGATTGCTTCTGCGCCCACAGGACTCGCAAGTAGAGACTCGATGGGGAGATAAGACTCGGTGGTCATCGCCATCAGGAAGTCGCCAGCGGCCAGTGGTTTAGCAAGAGTAATCTCCTGTGTTGCTGGGTTGAAGTCGTAATGGTACCCAATCTCCTGCCTGCTGCCGTTTATCTCCAAGTAAGGTACGGAGTATACCGTCGTCGGCTTTGTCACCTTAACGACTGTCTCTCCACCTACCGCAGACCCAGAGTTGTACACCCAGACTACACCACGTACCATGGAGGTGTCCTCGGCGAACTTCTCCAGATACTCATAGAAGTCTCCCTTTACTTCGATAATCTCGGACAGGATGCCTCCAGCCTCACCTAGAGTGGTGTCCAGCTGGTCTTTGTTGATTGCGTCCGTACCGTCCACACCCGGAGCCAGCCGCACGATTCTACGGTTACGAGCATCAAGGTTACCTGCGTCATCCTGAGGCATCGCCATCAGTGCAGAATCTCGGGCCTCCTCTGCGATATGGGCAGACTGTATCTGAGACACGTTAAGGTCGGCAGCGCGGAGAACCGAGCCATCACTAAAGTCAACAACACGCTCAGACGCTGAGGTGAACCTGCGGATTTCCACACGGTCGAACCCTGTAGTTTCCACAAGGAGCTTCACTCTGGTCTTAGACACGTAGCGGTACTCAGTGATGTTGCTCAGCAGTCTGCGGTTGTCGTCTGACACCAGCGACACACGGACAAACTTACGGGACAGGTAGTCGAACGGGATGTCGAACTCAGTGGCCCCTACTGGGTACTGAATGACTGTTTTAACGTCTTGGTCCATCGTGACCTCCTTTAGTTGAATGAGAAGGGAAACCAGTCGGTCTCCCTATAGTGTGTCCTAATTAGTTAGGCTTGGGCTGTTGCTTGATGGTAACTCCATTCGCCTCGTAGATTTTCATTACGAGCTGTTGGGTCAGCGGGTCGTTTGGCACAAGCTCCTTTGTGGAGTTCATCAGGCCAGTCATGTAGTCACGCTCAGTCGGCTTGTTAGGTGCTGTAGCAACACCGTAGGCGTTCTTAGCGGTCGCAATGACGTTCCCCACGTAACCCAGAGCCGGAACCTGAGACCCTAAGTTGCCCGCAAGGTTGCTAGACTCAGCTCGACCTTTGGACGCTCCGTCTTTCTTCTGGAACTGTTCTTCCTTGGGTAGGATGGTGGAGCGCAGCATGTTGGCGTCTTGGAACCCAGCGGCACCTGCCATCATTGAGACGATGGACAGCGGGGCACCAGTGTGGGAACTTCGAGTCAGCGCTGCGTAGCCCAACATGGTAGGGTTCAGTGCCTTCTTCAGGTAGTCCTTACGCTGAGACTCTTGGAGGCCGTAAGCCTTCACATGGGCCTGCATCGCAAAGTAAGTCCCAGCGATACCCAGAGACAACACGTGGGTCAACGCCATGTCGATAGCTCGGTTGTTCTTGTAGCCCTCGTAGAAGGACCGAATGAACTTAGCGTTGAGTGACTTGATGGTGAAGTTCTTGAACTGCATAGCCATCTTGACACCAGCACCGTACGCCTTGGAGTCCTGCTGGGATACCTTGTGAGGTCTCAGCATGGTCTCGTCGGCAACCTTATCGGCAAGACGCCACAGGTCCATCGCTCTCGGGTCCTGACTGAAAGCCTTCTTGTCCTTGATGGTGAACTGACCGTTAGCGTCACGGGTCGCGTGGTCAACAAAGAGTTGCTTGATTCCCTTCCACTGCTCAGGACTGATAGAGGCAGCTTTGAGGAAGTTCTCTTTGCCAAACTTGGAACCCTTACCACCTAAGGCAGCACCAGCCACATCACCGAGCACACCCTGACGGGCAGTGTCCAGAATGTAGTTGGCTGTACCGTTCAGCATCTTGGTCCAAGGAGAACGCGCTGACAGCTCCTGAGTACCGAACTTGATGGTACCAATGACAGACGCCATGGCCCCACTGGTATCGGAAGCCTCACGGATTCGCTGTACGATGTCCTCACGTCCCGGACGGATTAACTGGTCGAGTTCCTTACCGAACAGTGCCCCATGGAGTTCGCGGAGTTCACTACCGGACACCGGAGAGGTTCTGGTGGCTAGGTCACGCAACGTTGGGATACCGTGTAGCATCGCCTTAACGTTACCCTTGGCCAACATCCCCGCAATCTCTGTGAGGTTCTGTGGGCCCATGTAGAAGTTCTTAGCGAAGAACGCTAGGTCGTTCAAGGTACGCATGGCGGTCTCAAAGGCTGTGTCATTGTTACGGCGAGCACGTCCAGTGAGAATCTTAACGGTGTCCTTCAGCGCTTCCACTTCACCCTTCAGTTGTCCCTTACGTTCGGCCCGCTTGTCTAACGCCATGATTTCGTCCTTGAGCTGCTGCGTGGTCTTACCACTGCCACCCATGATGGAGATATCACCGTTAACTCGACGGTCGTACGCTGGGATAATCCGTGCCATGTCGAAGTCCCTCAGGTCGTTGACGCTGAATGTTGACCCATCCGGTAGGGTAACCGGGAGGTCGCTGTCGAACATGTTACGGGCCTCAAGGAACGAGTTGTTCTCGATACCGACCAGACCTGTGATGTTGTCGTCAATGACACTGGATGCCGTGAAGTCCTCAGTGTGGCTGATACCGTACGCCTTATCCATAGCGTGCTTCTGGACCACCTCAGGTGTCACTTGGTCAACCGACTTGTAGCCGTTGAGTTCCATCAGGTACTCATCAACACGCGCCTTGACCTCAGGCCGCACTCGGTAACTGGTAAGCCAGCTCTGAGCGATTGCCTGTTGGAGTCCTTCAGGTCCACCCAGCTTCTGAGTCATCAGTTCCTTAGCACCCCTGTCGTACACGTTAGGTACGTAGGTACCCTTGTGTCGACTACCGGGGAAGATGCTCACGGCGTTGGCGTTACCGAAGATACCCGGCTGTTCCATCAGCTCACGCTTGGTGTCGAAGTGCTCTTTCAGCAGGTCCATCACCTCACGCTCACCTTTGGTCAAATCAGCCTGTAACTCTGGACGCTCAATCGCCAAGGCCGCACGCTTGTAGACTTCCTGACGGATGGCTCTACGAGACATCTTCTGCTCACCCACGGAGAACTCTGGGTCCTTCATGGCACGGTCAACAGCGTCATACAGTTGGTTGTACATTCGTTGGTCAGTCGAGTGGAGTCGCTCATGGATGTCAGAAGCGGTCGCACCAAACTTACCACTAGACCCTGATTGCATCCCTGTGGGAGAGCGCACGAGGTCCTGAGCGATTGCACGAACACCAGCGTCCTTGGACCCTAAGGTCTTTAGGCCAATCTCAGTGAACCCGCCGAGCTTAATACCGGGAGCTGCACGCTCTGGGTCAATATCCGCGAAGTCACGTTGAGTCCTCGGGTTAAGCGGGTTGGTATCGCTCAGGATGGAACCATTGGCCAGAACCGCCGCGCCCTCTTCGGTTGGGTGGTCAGCAAACGGAACACCTCTGTGGTCCTGCTCGAACGAGAAGTTCTCTGGAGGCAGTGTCGAGGTGTCGTGACCACCAGTGTTGATGGCAGTCTCTCGTGCTTCCATACGGAGTGCTGGTCCAGCGAACTCATTCACAGACTCGACGCCACGTGCCTTACGGATACCAGCAGCCACAGCGTCACTAAGGGCAGACATACCAGCACCGAACAGTAACCCGCCAAGTGCTGCATCAGCGTAGTGAGCTTCACCGCCAGCTACTGACGTACGGATTCCCTCAGAGGCAACACTAAGTGCCCCAGCCTGTGCACCCACTCGCAGGGCCTTATTGACCACCTTGAGTCCCTTCCCGGCCACACCGACCAGAGGCACATAGCTGAGGGGGTCTACACCAGCACCAACGATACCAGCAGCGAGTTTCGCACCAGTACCAGCCTCAGCGGCCCGTTGGTCAGCCTCGAAGTTATCCTTGGCCAGCTTGATGAGTGCGTCCCAGTTCTCACCGTCACCGCCAGTCACCACACCGTAATAACTCGGAGGCAGCCCTGAGTCTCGCAGCTTCTGCAAGTCTTCCTTGGAGGGAACGTATGAGTTCCAGCGAGTCGGGGTAAGCGTGTCCTTGAACACATCGTACCCGTCGTCAGCACGTGCAGCACGGAAGGCCACGCCCAAGGTTGAGTTCTGAATCTGAGCCTCAGCAGCATCACCGAACCCGAAGAAGGTTGACCGAGCGTTATACTCGTCAAGAGTCGTCCCGGTCTTCTCCCAGAAGTCCTTAGCGTATGGTACGTTGGGTGCAGGTTGCTCCACACCCTCTACGTCGAACCCATGGGACTCCGGCAGTTCGGTACCGACCTTGCCAGCCTTGGAGATGCCCTTGAAGGCATCCTCTGCGGGAATCCCTTTACCCTTTGGGGTGATGCCACCGAACGCTTCCAGTGCGCCTGAGTTCGGACTCTTGGCCACATCCAGCAGCTTGCGCATGTAGTTACGACCTTCCTCCGAGATAGACCCGAAGTCACCCTTGTCGTACGCTTGGAGCTGGGGAGCACCCGCTGGGCCTTCCCCTTGGTTGTACGCTAGGGCTGCTTTCAGCTCATCCCCATTGTACTTCTTAACGAGGCTCGCAAGCAGCTTAGCGCCAGCGTCAATGGCTAACTCAGGGTTGTATCGCCCATCGTCGTCACCATCGGTCACGTTAAGGCCCATCGCTCGGGCCGTGTTGCGGGTGAACTGCATGATGCCCTTAGGGCCAGTCTTAGAGACGGCCTTAGGGTTGAAGGATGATTCGTTAAACGATAACTTACGCAGGAGGTCATAGGAGACCCCATGAGAGTCTGCTGCCTTCTGGAAGATGCCATCGTAATCGCTAGGTTTAGACTTATCGTAGCTCATGTTGTCTCCTTAATGGTTATTGGTCACCACCTCCATAGATGAACTTTGGAGTGGCTTTACGTTTCGCACGGACACGCTCACCAGCGGCCTTACGGGCCTGAGTGGCTGCGGCGATAGGTGCACGCTTGGTTGCTTCCTTCAGTGCCTTCTCTTCGGCTTCCTTGGCCAGTCGCTGCTGCTGTTCCTGATAGGTTCGAGTCAGTAGCTCCTTGTCGTAGCGGATGCGTACAGTTCCAGTGGTGTCCATCATGTAGATAGAGTCACCCTGCTGGTACATCGTCAGCTGCTTGTTGGTCACCCAAGGGTTAGCCGCGATGATTCCCTTACGGGCTTCTTCGAGGATGTCTCGGCCCTGCTCCCAGCTCTTAGGGTCATCACTGACCTGTAGGATGTTCTTCGGGATAATGCCAATGGTATCACCGTCCACGTCATCACCTTTGAAGGTCACAGTGGATTCCTTGAGGAACTTGTCGGTCTGCTGCATAGCCATGTCGCTGTTGCCTGTACGGTACTTGACGCTGTCGTAAATCTTACGGGCCATGCCATCCAGACTAGCCGGAATACGGGACAGCTCGGGAGACTCTGAGTTGTTCTTCAGGGACGCCCACGCTTTATCATCCTCGTACTGCATCTCTTTGGTGAGACTGCGTCGAGAACGGTCAGCGTCGATGAGAATCTGCGGGTCAATGCCCTGCTTATCCATCATGTCCATCGTCAGGAACAAGTCGGCCTTGTCCGGGTACAGCGCAGCGAAGAGGTCCGGGTCGGTGTTACGCATGGTGCGCAGTTTGTTCAACGCCGTGGTGTCCTCAGGTAACTTACCGTTAATCACAGCGGCAGACCATTCAGACCCAGCGTCGGTTACCATCTGGCCCACAACGGTTCGGAAGGCTCCACCCTCTGAGTCTGCCCGGAGGTAGCTCAGCTTCATGCGGTCCTTCTGTTGCTCCGTGAGCTGCATCTGGTCAATCTCGGCCAGCTTACCGTTAGCGTAGTTCACCATGTCACTGTGTGTGAACTCTCCGGTGTTCTCGTTGGTTGGCATGTCCTTGTAGCTGGTGGACACGTACTGACCGTTGATACGCTTGGTGAACTGCTGGTCAATGACCTGATTCTTGTTGATGGTCTTCTGACGCTTGTCCATCTCTTTGGCCGCTGCTTGGGCCTCCTGACGGAAACGGGCCTGCATCTGCTCCTCGGCCTGAATCAAACGCTCACGCTCTGGTGTCATCTGCTCACCGGGCTGTAGACGGTCGAGTTCCGCTTTGGCACCTTGAAGCATCTCCCAGCCCTTGCTGGTATCGTCTTGGTTCAACGCGCTGGTAATCCCAAGGCGGAAACCTTCAGACAACTTGGCGTCATTGTCGAACTGAGTCGACTGGGCCTTGACCATCAGTGCGTTCCACTGCTCCTCTCCCATCAGCTCCTTATAGGTCGTGGTCTTCCCGTTAAGGGTTACCTGACGGCCCTCAAGGCTCTGTAAGAAGTTGGTAGCACCCGGACGCTGAATGACGTCGTTAAGGGACCCGATGATGACCTGCTGTGCCTGAGCGTCGCTAGGGATACTCCCAGTCTTAAGTGCGTTGTCGATGTAGCGCTGGAAGAACTCACCGGACTCTGGACGGGAAAGAATGGCAGGGTCTTTGAGTACACCTGACAGCTCAACCTTCGAGGCCAGTATGGCACCCTTCTGGGCCTGCTCGCTCAGGAACGTATCGTGCTTACCGTACAACGAGATGTTGCGCTCGGTGATGTTCGCGTTGAACCCTCTCTGGAACTCAGCGTCCTCAGGGTTAATCATGAACTGTTCAGCGAACTCATTGGCACCCTCGGTCAACCGCTTGTGGCGATACTCTTCCATCTCAGCACGAGTACGGAACTCACCGTTCTGAACGCGCTGCGCCACTTCGTCGTCAATGAGGAACGCAGCGTTACGGCCAGTCTTGAACCGTAGGGCCTCCATAGCGTACGGGTCATCCTGATACAGCAGGGTCCCGTTCTTGATAGCCTCGCGGCGCTGCTCCGGGGTCAACTTGCGGATAATCTCATCGGACCGCTCATCGGCCTTGTCCCGTTGACGCTTGTCGTAGGCATCCGCTGCCTCACCCATCGCAGTACCAAACTTCGCCAAGGACTGCACTAGGTTGGACTGCCGGAACCCTTCCTGTTGGATGGTCACCGGGCGATACTGCATGGACGCTGAGCCACCACGGATGCGGGTAGACCCGGCCTGCGGTAGTTGGCCCAACGCTTGTTCTAATTTACTAGCCATTACTTACCTCCTACCTTAGTGCCTTTGGCCTGACTGATTGGGGCCTTGGTGGACTTGCTGTCGAACGCACCGGAAGCATACGCGGATGCTGCCTGTGAACCCATCAGTGCCAGAGGGTCGAGAACCTGTTCCAGTTTGGATTTACCTTTACCCTCAGCCTTCTGCATGGACTTCACTTGGTCAATAGTTGACTCTGAGTTACCCAGCTGCTGAGCGAACAGTGACGCATAGTCTCGACGGTAGTTATCGGTGACCGCGTTGGCTTCCCGAATGAACTTACCCTCCTCGATTCGACTGATGCGTTCCATGCTGGCACCCTCAAGGTTTCCCTCTCCGATTGCTGCCCGGATTGTACCCATGGCCTGAACCTTATCGAGATTCTTTGCGGTCAGGTCCGCACTGGCTTCTTCCAGCTTCTGCTTCTGCTCAAGGCTGGCGTTAGCGTTCTGAATGTTTGACTCTTTAATCATCTGGGCAGACTGTCGGCGCATCTGGTCATTCTGAAGGCCAATCATCTTGGCTTCATTGCGCGACTGGCCGATGGCCTGAACCGCCGTCATTGCGATAGGAATAGCTGCCATCCAGCACATAGTTACCTCCTCGTTATGGTGAACAGTTGGAACTTCCCACCCTGAGTGTACTCCTCATGGAATACAGCACCGATGGACTTAAGGAACCGCTTGTGCGGACCATTACCGACCCACACGAAGTTCCACAGGGATGGATAAACATTTAATAACATGTCCCTGTACTCCATGATTCTCTCACGGAACTCCAGCTTGCCAGCCCTGTCGAGTCTCCACACTTGGTCACTCGTGACGAACCAGCACTGGTCCCCACAGTGTCCACCTATAGCCAGAGGAAAGCCATCGTGGTCTAACGTGACACACTCGGTAACCGCTGGGAACGATGGTTCTATACCCATGGCCTGTGCCTCAAGTACGTCATGGTAGGCCGGGACGAACAAATCAAAGTCATTACTTACAGTGTTTCTTATGTACATGCTTTAAGTCCCCCTCTTAGTGTGGTCTCCCTATAGTGTGCCCTAATTGAGCACACCATAAGGATTCCGTCAGTTAAATACCGCTGGCGCGGTTGGTATAGTTCCCCTCCCAGCCGCACCCAATGATTGACACAGGGGAAGCGTTGAAGGAACTCAGGGACACCTTCTGGTACAAGGCGTTACCAGTCACGGGGAAGCGGTATTGACCAGTAGTTGTGGCCTTCTGCCCAAGACGGAGCCCAGTAGAGCCTACCCGAGCGTTGACCAGATAGTTGAACTCTCGGTTGCCGTTATCGACGCTCACAGTGAACGCACCAGTGTCCTGATAATTCACCCAAGCTCTACGCAGCTGTAGACGACCAGAGTCCATAGTCGACGTTGTCCCATCATTCTGCTCCTGCTTGATGAGGAACCGACTGAACACGTACTGGAAGTCATACAGGAACCCAATGACGATATCCTTACCGGAGATGTCACCGCTAATGTGGATGTCTGGGGTTGAATCCCAAGAGGAACCCATAGGTTCATACTCGGTGATTTTACCGTCACTCTCGCAGATTGCCACGGTGCCCTTAGAGAACGACGCACTGTAGACATCCTTGACGTTCACTACCGTCTGATTGGTCTCGATGTCATACGCAGTCTCTGGAATGTGATATGACCGCTTGGCGTCCACGTGGAACCTGTAAGGCTCGAACGGGAAGTCGGTCGACTCCTTCTTAAAGTCGACAGCAGCTATCCACACGTTGTAGGCGTTCCGCATCAGTAGGTACATCGTTGAGTTGATACAGTTTGCTGCCATCACCTCCACACCATCACCGAAGTCCCAGTGTGACCACGACTGCTGTCGGATGTCCTCATCCATGTAGAGGAACTTGTAGATGAAGACCTTACTTGGAGCGCCCTTGGTCAGAACACACGCGAAGTTCTCCGTACCGGACCCGTTGATGCTATACACACCGTTCGGGATGTAGTTCGGAACGTGGGCCGTCATGTCCTCTGCGTTCTTCACAGAGCTTACATCCTGTACCGCGTAGTAACGCATGATGGATGTAAAGGAGCTGCGAGGAGACGCATAGTAGATGTTCCTGCCGATACCATAAGGACGCGCTCGGTCGGACACATCGAACTGAGTGGTCAGGTCCAGCTGTGCAGTCTTAGCGGATAACACCCCGTTGGCTGACAGAACGAACTGTGCCTCGTCGGACCACAGCAGCAGCTCCTCAGCGAAGCTCACAGCGTACTTGAGGACCGACACTCGGTTATGGCTCACGGCTACATCCAGTGGGTCATCGTCCGTATAGTTGGCCACTGACGGCGGGTAGAACTCAAAGTATTTACTGGTCCGGGACATCACGATGTTCTCCCCAGAGATGAACCCTAAGCGGTTCCTGAAGAAGAACACATCGGTTATCGTGGAGTTCACAAAGGAAGGTTGTGGGTTAGTGTCCTCATCACCAGCCCGGCGGTTGGCCCACTCGTGATACCCGAGGTCAAAGTTACCATCAGCTGCTCGAACTAAGGTCCAAGGCATAGTGTGGTACTCTAAGCCTATCGAGATGTTCCAACCCACGGTTTCCTTCCAGACCTTCTGGCTCTTGTCATACTTGACGTAATACTGGTCAGCGGTCTTCGAGGTGTCCCCTACAATCTTCACCATGTATCCGTCTGGTGCGTTCAGCGGTAACTTAGAGAAGCTCTGAACGTAGTGGGTCACCGGGCTTATTAATTGGTCGGCGTAGCCATCCTTCGTTTCGAACACATCCAGAGTGGTGTTAGCTGGAGCAACGCAGTGAATGTACCCTGTTCCAACGTCAAATGTCCACGTAGGGTGGGCCGCTCGGAGAAGGACTGCGAGAGCCTCGGCGATGGCCTGAGCGTCAACCTTCGGTGGGTCATCCTTAGCGTTGTCGCCCGGAGGCAGCTGGTGGCTAACCCACACGCCATTAATGTTCACTTCGAGCTTGCGCCCATACTGCCCACCACGAACGTTAATGATGCCGTCCACGTTATCCCTGAACACCCCTCCGTTAGTTTGGAGTGGACTTTCCCGCACCTGTCTGGTCCTGTTGACGATGAACGTGTAGTCGGCCACGGTGACCATCCGCAAGTTATCCTTAGGGTTATTGACGGTCACATATGAGCGGTCTCCTCGGACCTGATACTCATAGCCGGACAGGTCGAACACCCTTACGTCATTCCCAGTGAACACAGCGTAATACTGCTCGTACTCATCACGGTTGATGAGGTGGACGTAAGGGTCTTCCCCCAAGTAGCCCCGAGGGCCAAGGGACTTGATGAACACCATAGGTGGTCGCTTCTGGAGACCCTCAGTCTCGGAGGACCAACCGTTGACCTGAAGTGAACCCTGCTCTGGGTACCGTAGGATTTCAGGCTGCTGGCTAATGCCTCCCTTGAGGTTCTTGATTGATTGTGATACGAGAGCCATTTGGTCCTCCTTAAGTTTCTGATTAACGACCGATGAGACCCTGTACGTATGCGTCGCCGTCGAGCATGTTGTACTGCCCGAAGTCCATCTCGTACTCGTTGCACGCCATACGGGCTTCCATCTCTTCCTGCGCCAGCGAGTTCTCTACGTCCTCCGCTCCGAAGAACCGAGAGTTGAACTGGCGACTGGCCTTGGTGACAATCCACTGGCGGAAACACTCAGGCATCTCATCGTAATCCTGAAGGGTAATCAAGGTCACGGTGATTGGTCCAGAGAAGGTATCTGTCCCTGTGGACTTGTCGTACACCCAACCACCACGGTTAACGTACTGGCCGCCAAGGATGGACAGGTAGGCTGGACGGAACGGGATAAGCCCAGTGGATGCATCAGGGGTCAGGGCGGCCGACTCGTTGATGTTGAAGGCCCAACCTTTGGACTGAATCTGGCGGTTAATCCTGTTGAGGATTCGGCGGGCGTTCGCCACGTCTGCACTACCATCTTCATCAAGGGTGGTCACCGGGGATTCACCGATGGCTGCGAGCATCTCGTTGACTGCATCCAGCTCAGCGGCAGACCCAAAGTAAGCATCTTGCATGTTCATATTGTAAGCTCCTAACGAAAAAAC